TTCGTGTCCATACCGTGCTCCATCATATGCCCACGAGTCGCTACAAATCCATTTAACTCTAAATGACCCATTACAACCTTAGAATCAGATCTCTTAATCGCTTCAAGTGTATCAGAACGATTCTCTTCATTAATCCAAGGTAGAAATAAAATATCCAATCCACCTACAGTAACTTCTGTTGGTTTTGCATAGACTTCAATGTTATTGTATTCCTTAAGTAAAAGATCGACTGTATTCACAGAGTTTGTGTCTTTATAATATGCAGTGTGATTTCCTACAATAATATGAACCTTGATACCCATCGCTTGAAGTTTATCAAAGTAAATTCTCTTTGACCATTGAAGTGATGCTAAATCAATATTCCTTCGATTATCAAAGGTATCACCCATATCAATGATGGTATCAATCTTATTTTCTTTGAGATATGGAAAGAAGATATCATCATAGAATTTTTGGAAATAATTATTGATATAAGCAGCACCTTTTCTGGCACCGAAATGCTGGTCTGTAATAATTACGATGTTCATCTATTGGAAGACTTATATTGAATATTATCTTTAATTGTATTGTAATCTGAACTACTACCTGCTAATGCTCCATCATCAACAGTCATCACTTCATCAAATCCACTCTTTTCAATTATCTTTGTTTTGATTTCTAATTGCTTCTTCTCCTTCTGTATGCGTCTCAGAAAGGCATAGTGTATAATCTGTGTAAAGTATGCAAAAGGATTACGAGACTTCTCTGGATCGAAGTTATGAATGTATTGAACACAGTTCTCGATACCATCTGATATCATATCATCACGGAACATATAATTTACAAAGTTTGGTTTATATGACAGGTGTGTTGCAATCTTAAGAAAACATTCTCCAAGATAGTTTGTAATTCTTGGTTTTGGTTTTCCCTGATCTGCAGCTGCTGCTACCTTTCCTCTGTAAACAATTAATGCTTCTAATAATTCTTTATTATTAACATAATGTTCAGATTTCTTTTTTACCATATCTCGTATCTGAATGTATTCATAGTATAACATTTTTTACGAGACTTGACAATACCCCGTAATATGTGTACAATTAACCTTGTAGAGGTTGATAAGATTAATTAGGCTTATCTTTATTACTCTTAAATATCTTCTCAAGGTTCTTGCGAGCATCCTCAACAGTTGTGATTAATCCCATCTTAGGACTTAAGTTTACTTTACCATCAATTTCAATATCTATATCCTCCTCATTTAAGTATTTTTCATAGAAGGTAATCATTCGATCATCAGATACTTCTGACATTGTGACTATTTTATCATATTTTAAAAGGAAAAGATCTTCAGTAGGAAGTTCTAACCACGGACGAACCTTTACATATTGACCTGCAGGGGAATATAACATTTTCATAATGACAGGATTTGAGAGCATAATGATTGGATCTCCATCGTTCTCATCGACAGAGACAAGTGCAAAGATTTCTTCGCCCGTAACTAATTTTAATACTGCGTGAAATTCATCACCCATTACGTCTTTCTCCAAATACCATATCTTCAAGAGTTGACTCTCGAATACCTAAGTGTTCGCAAATAAGTTTATCGATAGCAGCATAAGTATCATTTAAGTTGATACAATTTCTACTTTTAATAGCAATTTCATCAATGTCATCAGTTGAAACAAGTGTTCCCATCACAGATTTTTCAGCAAAATCCCGATATCCTCCCATTTTTGTAATTCGTTCTTCAACAATTTTATTTAAGTTGATAGTTACTTTGATGTCAGTATCCATTATTTTTTCAAGGGTATGTTAACGATGTCATAGTTGAAGTTCTCTTCATTATACACCTTGATTCTCTCTATAAGATGATTGAGTGTATAATTTCTTCGTGATTTGTAACTGATATCATCAGCAATATCATAAAGTGTTGCCTTTGTTTTGTTATTACCTTTACGAAGTACACGACCTATTGACTGTAGGTTACGAATACGAGATTTTGAGGGAGATGCAAAAATTATATTATGTAAGTTCTTGATGTTAATCCCAGTGGAAAAAGTCCCGTAAGAGGCAACGATAATCGCATTATCCTCACTTTCAGTGATTTCTCTGACTCTCTCCCTGTCCTCCGTGGCAACACCACCATGAACAAAAAACACATGACGATCAATAATACTATTACTATTTATTAGGTTGTATAATGGTTCTCCGTGACCTTCAACTCTTGCAAAAAGTATCAGAGTATTACCTTTGAGATCCAATGCAAGATTACGGATAAAATTATTTCTACGTGAATGTGTGATAATATATTGTATTTCATCCTCAAACGTCTCAAATTTATTTGGTGGGTGTTTTAATAGAAGCACATTAATATCTAATGTAGCAACGTGACCTTTCTTCATTAACTCATCAGTCTTAATAATTTTATATGACGGACCGAAGAGACCTTCTAATACCCACTTGTGGGTCTGTGTACCATCAAGTGTTCCTGTAAAACCATAACGATACTTTGCATTTCCAAGTTTTGTCATAATGGATATCAGTGACTTCGACTTGAACTGATGTGCCTCATCACCTACGACTACAGAGAAACGATCAAAATACTTTCGTGGAAGTTTATAGATAGATTGCCAAGTTGTAATAATCACCTGTGCATCTGTAACTCTTTCTTTTCCTGCATATATTTTGTGACAATATGAACCAACATCCCAACCATAGTCCTCAAAGTCTTTATACATTTGTTCTACAAGGGAAGTCGTTGGAACAACAATCAGAGTATTTTGTGTTCTTTCAACAAAATATCGCACGATCCCGTATATCATCAGCGACTTTCCTGAAGCAGTTGGAGATATCAATAGTTTACGATTATATTTTAAGGCATCATATATTCCATCAACCTGATAATCTCTAGGTTTATATTTTGATATTGATGTCACATAATCCTTGACACCCTCTCTTGAGATATGTGGATTTACCTCAAATGGCAAACCATAATATTCATTCTTCTTAAATTCGTATGTATAGTCGTGATCTTTACAAAACTGTCTGATCTTATCTAGTAGTCCAACATATATCAATCCGTTCTGTACGTTGAATAATCTTATCTTTCCATCCCAATACTTGCTTTTATAAGTTGGCATAAACTTGGCACCAGGTACCTCAAATGTGAAGTAGTCTGCTAATTCATAATAAACATGTATATCAGATTCGATATGAAGATGTACTTCATTCTTCTTTGATATCACCAAATTAGTCATAATCCCATACCAATATAAACTATATAGTTATCTTCTGGGATCATCAAAATCAATCCAGTAAATGCAATCAACAGGACAGGTATCAATTGCTTCCTGAATCAATTCAGGACTATCACCATCCTGTCGAATTGCACGACTTTTACCTCTTTCTTCTGCAACGATAAAAGTATTTGATGCAACGTGAACACAATATTGACAACCAATGCATTCTTCTTCATCTACCCAAACTGCCTTTTCACACAACTCTCCACCAAGACAAGGTTCATAACCTGTGATCTCGGTATCAACAAATGTCTCAAATGCTATTCGGGGATCAATTTTTATTAACCTTTGTCTTCAGGACGTTTTGCTGATGGTTTATCGTATATATTTTTTACTTCCTTTCGTTGTCTATTGGAGGTAAGAGGAGTAATATCTCTCATTTTATTTTTTCTTTTAGCTGCTTTATTTAAGAGTTCTCTAATTCTTTTATCTACTTTATTTTGTGTTTTCATTGCTGTTGGTGGATGAGAACTATATTTGTTCAACATCATATAATAATATTTATTTGGGAATTCAGATGTTTCACCTGGTATTCTACTTTTTTTACCTTGTTTTTGAATACCCTTTGCCCAATTTACACTATCTGTTGTTTCTATACTAGGTTTGTTTAATATATTTTTTGCAGTTAACCTATCAAGTTGTTGATTTTTGTTTTGTGTTATTCTTGCCATTGTACCCAAAGTATTTTTTCCATCAGTAGTCCCACCAGTTGAAAAACCAGCTCTTCTATTTCTAATTGCTTTAATCGCTTTATCCGCATACTTACCTAATTTGAATTTTTTAACTATGAGTTTACCAACCTTTGCCTCTTGAATAAATTGATTATAACTTTTCATTTGTTCTTACCTCTCAATGCTTGAATACCTTTGACTGCTCCTCCAACTGCCAAAGCACCAAGTGCAAACTTCTTATTCTTCATCAATGCTTTACCAACTGCCTTTGCTCCTTGCTTCATCAAACGTGGTGTTTGTCTTGCTAATGGTGTTGGACCACTTAAAAGTCCTTTACCTTTACCTAAAAATGGATTTAATGTACGAGTAA